GCTAACCTAGTTCGTATTACTATTGTGATAGTTCTAAGAACCACGCTAGCTGTTCTACCTGCCCCAGAAACAAATTCTTCAATAGGGTAGGGCAGGTTAGCCTTTATAAGTACATCGAAATCCCCTGCGTAAATAGGTAGATCATCCCTAGCAACAATTTTAACTGTTGTGTCATTGGTGATTCCTAAGCTTGTCTTAATAGCTGTTTTTATAGCTTTTAGAATGTCAACTATTGGGGATTTTACTTGTGCCATTTAGAACCCCAATTCGGAATAGTAATTTATCTCTAGTTGTGTTTTTTCAAATGATGGTGCGCTGTGTGTTGGAATACCTGTGATCAAGCTAGGGAATGACTGTACGCTTGATTGCGTTGGTAGCATAAATGGCACTTGCCAAGGTTCAGGAGGTTTGTCTTTTTTAGGAGGTTCTTCTTTTTTAGGAGGTTCCTTTTTGTCTTCTGGTTTAGGCTCTTTTATAGGTTCGTCATCTGTGCGTGTTTCTTCTTCTGGTTTAGGATCAGCAGGTTTAGGGTCAACAGGTTTAGGGTCTTGTCTCTTTTTATCTTCCTCTTCTTTTTTTCTGCGTCTTATTTCGTCTTCTGGGTTTTCGTTTGGATCTACTTTAGTTGGATCTGGTTTAGTTGGATCCGGTGGCACAGGATTTGGTGTTGGTGGCACAGGCACAGGATTAGGTACAGGCTTTGGAACTACTGGTGGTGGTTTAGTAACAGGGCCTCTAAGTGCTTGTGTTAAGGCAAATATACCTAGTCCTGCTGCTGCCGTTCCACGAGCTACACTTGGAAGCATTGAGAAAGCTTTTCCCATTTGCGTAGGTGTAATTATTTGTGGTTTAACTTGAGTTAGTTTTGTTTGCTCTTTTATATTTTCTTGCCCAATTGCAGGAGGAGCAGGTATATCTGCTATTGAACTTGTATTATTTTGGGTTGGTGTAGGAGCAGGGCTAGGTGTTTTTTCTTCTGTATCTACACTTGGTGCAGGCATTAATGAGTTTTGATTCTTAGGTTTTGATAAAGAATTAAAAATATCTTCTGCTGATTTACTAAAACCCTTTAGTGTTGTTTCAGGTTTTACAGAATTTGCAAACCTAGCAGTAGGAATACCTGTTATTAGATTTAAAGGAAAACTATTAAAGCTAGTTGTTGGAAGTACTTCCTCTGGCTTCTTTCCCTGCCTGTCTGTGTCTTGCGATATGCTGCTAGTTCTGTTTGATTGATTCTTTACTGCGTTAAAGAATATTTTCTGTTCCCTTGTGTCGTTTTCACCTGTGCCTATTAAATTGTTTTTTTCATCTACTTTTTTTAGGTCTTGTAATCTCTCAGATTTTAGGTTTTTTAGATCTTCCTTACTCCAATTAGATCCAGCCATAACAGCAGAATCTTTTTCTTGTTGCATTCTTATTGTGGCGTTAGCTTTATCCCTTACTTCTGGGTTAGTGCTAAAACCCCCTAAATTTGTCATTTGCTTAAGTAAGTAGCTAGGCATTGCACGCTCTGATATAGCGTCTTTAGAGTACTCTACATCCGCTATAAATGTGCCTTGGGTTTTTTGATGCCCTCTAGGGTCACTCCTAGCAGCTTCATTATTCTTCTTTATAATTTCTGCGGGATCTCTAGGAAGAGTTAAGCCTAGGAATTTCTCCCTAGGCTTATCGTGATCTATTGGGATCATGTTAGGTTTTTCTGGCATAACCTACCCCTTAGTCGATGTTAGGGAGTGCAGCAAAATCAAAAATGCTTGTGTCTGTTGAATACAAACGCAAAGTGTAATCACCTGCTGTCATACCTGAATTTACGCCGTTAGCTGCGTACACCCCAGGTTTAACTACTGCTGCGTGTGCTTCTACACCTAGTTGAAGCTTTTTACCATTTGTGCCTAGTGCACCTTCCTCGTACCCAAATTGTGATGGGCTAACCGATGGGAAAAAGTATCCTTTAGGTAAAAAGCTATCTACTGCGGTTAATGCAGCAAATTCAAATTTAATAGCCATCCAATATCCAGCGTTGACTACAGACGCATGGGTATATTCAGATAGTGAACCTATCTGACCACCATCAGTAATACCGGGCTGGTGTGTGATTCCGTGCCGTTTAGCCCTGGAGTTAACATTCCCAACAAAGTTTTGCACATTTGCGTCATTGAAGCGGGTCATGAGGAATTGCAGTTTGCTCATCATACCTTTAAACACAAGATCTATAGGTGCTGAACCTGCAATGTCGTTGTTGATGTCTCCCCATTTAAATTCAGTTTCAAAATCTGGGGATTTCTCACATGTTCCCAAATAAATACCGCTAGCAGGTAAATCAGATTTGTGCCCTACGAAAACATGTGCTGGCCCTGTTACATGGATTTTAGCTGGCATATTTAGTTCACCTTTGCTTTAAGGGTTGCAGAAACGGTCTTAATGTGGTTGTACAACACAAATTCACGGATGTTAGGAGATACAGGCCCTGAAGCTCCGTTACTGTCAGCATTAGTGTTACTAAAGTACATCTTTGGTATACACCTAAGCTCTAAAGACACTGTGCGCGCGCGAGTGCCCATCTCTGATAACTTCTCTTTAGTAGGTACTACAGAGGTAAAATGAATACCTTCAGGATGTGAAGTTGTGTGAGTAGATGATGTACTGCCTGAAAGAAAACCTTGGTGGAATGGGAAGTAAAACAGCAAATCAAAGTCAAACCCCATACCTTGTGCAAGTGCACCCATCTGTGCTCGTGATATTTCACCACGGTTTAAACCATCGCTAAATAAACCTGTTGCGATTTTTGCAAATACAGATTCATCGTATCTGTTTAATGTTAGTTTAATTTGTCCGATCTGACCTTGGTTAGTAAATGATATCGGTGTTTCACCACCGATATCATTCATTACATCTTCTTTTAGAGTTTGAATAGTAATGCCGGGGCTTTTCTGACATGTTCCTAAGTACTCTAAAGATTCAAGGTCAACATCAAGTGCCGATCTTCCAACAAAAATATGTGCTGGCCCTGTAGTAATAATTTGTGCCATTTTAACTCCTTGGGTTGAAATATTCGTTTGATGATGATTGCCTGATACCAAAGTACCTGTCTAGTTCTTGAGAAAACAAAGCAATGTTTTTACTTATTTGTGCTTGTTGTGGTGTTGAGGCTTGTTCGTTTTTTTCTATTTCAAACATGCGTTCGCCTGTACGCAATAGTTCTAATATAGCTTCTGTTTCTTTAGACCTTGATGTCATTGCATCTAAGTCAGCGCCGCCATACCCACGCCTAGAAATCAATAATCCATATGCTAGGTCGCAACATAGTCTTTTAAGGTAGGCTTTAGAATCTACAGTCATAGATAGCAGGTCTTCAAGTTTGTACCTTCCACCTGCAAGAATTGCACTATTGATCATACCTGATGCATCAGAAAGGGCGGTCTGTACGACCACCCCTGCTGTGCTGTTTCCGGCTAGTTCCTCCGCAGTAGCTCGTTGATCTGTGTCTAGCACAAGATCACCAATTCTACGGAGGTCGTAACGCATCAGAAGATCAGATACTGTTGCATGTGCCATTACGCTGTCACGACTTTGTTAAATCGGAACGCAGTGATAGGTGCAACAATTTCAACGCCGTAATCTTCTACAATACGCGCATTGATGCGGCGATTATCTGGATCATCTTTTTGTTCTACAGTCATCTCTTCATATGCGAAGAGGTGTACAGTAGAAAATGAAGGCGAACCTTCAAATCCAACTAAATCACCTGGGCGTGCAAGGATCCACGCTTCATTGTCTCCCAACACATAGTCGGTTGCTCTGGTAGCACCCTTCTTGTTGGAAACCCTTACGACATCTTCAACAATAATGTCGTAACCATAAAGTTTATCAGGCAAACCGTACTTGCCGTTGATGCTTTCAGAATCACCACGAATCTGTGCTAGAGCTACTGGAGACTCTTTAAGATAAGTGTGCAATTCTTTAGACCTCGAAAGTGCATCAGCAACAGTTGGGTTGATAATCATGCACATTTCTTTAGGGCCACATGCACCAAGGGTGTCCTTGTTGATCTTTCGGGCAACTGCATTGAGTGCCTTCTTGAACACAGGTCCTTTAGAAGTGCCTTGTGCAATATCACCGGAGTCACCATCCACAAGGAATGATCCACCAGTAAAGTCGTTTCCAGCGGTATTGCAGTTAACAGATGCAATATCATTAATGCCAGAACCAACTGCGGATTGCAATTTATCCCAAACTTTAACCACTCGTGCGGTCATAGCTTGTTGTGCATTGATCGCGCTATAGGAAGCTACAATCTTCCAGTCAGCTTGATCAACAGCTTTATAGCCTAACCTGAATGGGAATACATAGCGTTGAGTGTTGAAGTTCAACCACTCAAACTTTTCATTATTCCATTCGCCGTGTGGAGCGTCATTACCATCGTGCCATACATGATCTTTAAGATCGCTATAAGCAACACGGCCAGCTTGTTCTGCATTAAGCTTCAGGTAGTATCCTGAACTCTTTTTTACAGGGGTGATTGTGATATACTTGTTCAACGCAAAGTCTTTAGGATTGCGTGAGAACGATACCACAAGTTGTCCCGTAGCGTCAAAGCTAGGGATGTATGTGTTTGTTCCACTTGGAAATTGTGCTGCACTAGATACGAAATCTGCCATGATATTTGTTCCTTAAATTACAGGGTTATTACGAAATTACCACTACATGTGGGTTTACTTGGATTAAAACTTTTTCACCGGAAACTACACTGTTAAGTGCAGTACCACCTACTTGATGTGTTCCAGCAGCAGTACCAATGGTAAGTGCTTTTCCGTCTGTTCCAGATTTTACTTTGGCACCAGCGGTGATAGTACCACCTGCAAGCACCATACACACATCACCTAGGCCAAACACCTTTAGTGATTTACCTGCACTGGCAGCTACACCACTCTCAGTGCCACCCAAAAGGTTAGCAAGATTAGGTGGAGCAAGTGTACCTTCTTGAGATACACCAATGATTGGTTGAGTAATAGCACTCACTTGTGAAACAGTGAATTCCCCAGAGATTGTCACAAATCTTGCTGGGAAGATATCACCACCTGCCAAAAACGCTGGATTGTACAAAGGCATGAATTATTCTCCTAGTTAAAGTACTTTTTCAGCATTAATCTTTCCAAGTGCCTCTTGGTAGCTAATGCCGTTAGATGTTGCAAAATTGATAGCCTCGTTCACTTCGTCTCTGGTACGGCCACGCGCCCCACCAGATCTAGATTCTTGATAGTAGGAGGCTCGTGCACCAATAGGTGCTTTTTGATACCTCTTACGAATGATTTGCAAGTGCGCCCTGTAGGTGTTCTCAGGAAGAGATTGCACCAAGGATAGCTCTTCGCCACGGTCTAGCATGTAACCTTCTGCTTCCAACTCAATAAGATCTTTCTCCCGCTCTGCACGCTGGAATTTAATCTTGATGTTTTGGATTTCTTTTTGAAGAAGTTGGTTTTCTTGTTCTACCCTGGATAGTTTAATTCTGTCGTAGCGTTTACCACGACTAGCTTGGACAGGTTGTTCTTCTTCCATGCTTTCTTCTGGCATAGGCTCTTCGCCCATACCATCATCCATAGGTGGTTCTTCACCCATGCCAGGATCCATGCCTTCTTCAGGCATAGGAGCTTCTTCACCGGGCATACCATCAGGTGGCATACCACCTTCCTCAGGTGGTGCTTCACCACCTTGCTGTGAGAGTTGTGTAAGAAATTGCCAAACATCCGTTTGTTGGAGTCCAGCTAACACACCGTCAATAATGCCTTGTTGATCATTCATTCCTATAGTCCTTTGATATTTTTTAACTCCACCTTTAGACAGGCGGAGAAGTCCAAGATCCCGTTCTGGTGTAGTTGCGCCGAGCAAACTAATCGGGTCTATCTTGTAATCACTAAGCCAAAGCTCTATTGATCTCCTTGGGAAACCACGAACTTTATCAGCAGCATGTTTGAAGAACTTAAAAGTTGCTGTGATACACTTTCTTCCTGTTTTGAAGAATGGCTCAACCTTTAGGTTAGTAGCGTATCCAACAATCTCAGGTTGTTCACCTTCAGGGGCATCATCTTTGGTATGCCCTATGACAAGTGGTATCTCGTCACCAGTAGTACCCATGCGCTTATTGTTAACCTTAACTATCTCTGATAGTTTCTTCTGGTCGAGCCGGATCACCACATTCCCCTTACCATCCTTAAGCTCATGCTCGTCCAGAATGGGAACATGGTGTTTAACAATCATTTCTTCCATTAAGCTCCTCGCAGTTTTCTAATCATGTGTGTTAGGTTGGAGTCTTTTTCAAATCGTTTTACACCATCGTCTTTTGGTGCAAATTGTCCACCGTTGTAGTTTCTTCCACGGAAGGTTACACCGTGTTTACCTGCACGGTACTGATCTTTAGCGTGTTCAGATTTAGCAAACTTTTGTGGCTGTGGCTGTGTTCGCATTTTATCCCACACCTTTCCTGCTTTGTTGTACTCCTTCTCTGCGGCTTTCGCAAAAGCCCGCAGTGAAGGTACACCATGTTTTAGCTCTGAACTGATGGCTTCTAATGAAAAGTAATCGCCATCTTTAGCGTCTTCTATCAAGTGCTGTGCGTGTTCAGGTATCATTTTTTGCACTTGCAGGCTATCTATTAACTTTTTTAAACCACTGCTTTGTAATACTGTTCGCGCATGTTCTTTGCAGTACATCTCTTTGCGGTTAGATTCACTAGTCATATCGTCATAGAGGCTAGGATCTTGTTGCAGTGAAGTTACAGCGCCTTCTATGTCTGACCACTTCGCATCTGGAATCAACTGTTGATATTTTGATAGATGCTCTGGCTTGATGTTCTGTAGGTCTTGGCTTAGTAAATCCCCAACAGGTGGTAACTCTCTGTTGGGTGTGTTGTGCTGTCGTAGAAATCCTTCTAAGATTCTTCGACTACGGTCAAATTTTATTTTGGCCTTGGTTGTGGTTTTGCGGGAGAGTTGCTGGGCTTTCCCTGCGCTGGGGCTTGTGCCATTGGTGGATGCCCCACTAGGATTGTTGGTAGGCCCGGCTTGGTTACTATTCTGCTCATATTCACCTATAATATTTTGGTAAGCTTGTCGTGACTTAGGTAGAGCACCTGCACTGTTCCAATCACCATTATGACCTACAATTTCGCCTTGTCCAATGTTTTCTTCTACATTTAAGTTATTTAATGTAGCAAATTGGTCTACGGTGTTCCTCATTCCTCTATTTGGATCGTACACCACTACTCTAGTGTTTGTCTTTCCCGGTAGAAGAGTTTTGTAGTTTATACCTGCTGCAATTAGTTGTTCTCTTACTTCGCCCATGTCTGTTGAAGGGTGAACCATGTGGTACAAGCTGTCTGGACCTTTTGGATTTGGGTGGAACACAAGTACAGATTTCTTCTGTCCTGAGATACCATGCCAAGCACCTAGGTATTTTAATTTAAATGGGTCTGTGCCTTGTGGTGCTGTGTGTATGATTGATTCTTCAGAACCATTAGGCCAATCACCCACTGCGTTTTGTGCTGTGGTATTTACACCACCCTTAGCATTAATTTGGTTACCAAGTGCACCTTGTGCTAGGTTCTTTCCACCTGGAGATTTAGCTACAGCGTTTGAGAATGGTTGATTAGTTCTAGTCGCAACAGGTGCCCCGGTCATACCACCGGGTGCTGGTTTAAACTGTGCAAATTTTACAACTCCCCTTCCTCTTCCGGGTAGTCTTGTCTTTCCTTTTCCTTTAGCTTGTTGGCGTGTTCTGTTAGATGGGTTGTCCATCGTGAACGGCTTCCTCGTAAGGTCGCTATTACTTTTTCCAAGGACGGCATAAGCCCTTGCGAGATTAGCTGCTGAGAAATTTTTTGGCACTCCTGCTCTGTTAGAGGGAGGTCCATTTGGGTTTTTCTTTGCATATGCATTAGCTTTATCCTTTGGTATTTCTGGCATAGGTTCGGGATCCTCTCCCGCGCCTGTTACCATAGCGTCATAATGTTTTTTTGATGCGGATGTGTAGTTTTCCATACCCGCAGTTTTTACACCCATCCTAGTGCAAAAGTTTTTCCAATGATACCAACCTACAGCTTGTACTTGTTTGTTAGTTAATTTAAATTCATTAGCTGTAAAGTTATTTATTAAGTCAAAAACACCAGCTAATTGAGTTGGGGGAGTATCTATAAGTTTACCACTTTTATTTGTCATAGTACCTAGACCCCAAAGCATCCATCGTGTGAACCACAGATCCTTTGTTGGGTAACCACCGTTGTATGACAAATCTTGATGAAAGTTTCCACCTTTAGGTCCAAATATATATGAACCCGATACACCTAGTTTGCCTTCTTTTATTTGATCTCTTAAACCTGCTGGAGCAGCTTTTATAAATTTAGCTTCTGTTTTTTTTATAAATCTAACATAATCATCTTTTACATCTTCAATTGCCTTAGCCCGATTAAACGGGTTTTTAATACTTCTAGCTTCTTCCATATCAACTTGAAAAGAATTTTTACCATTTTCATCTGTTGCTAAAGAATACTTAGCCCATTCTTGTGCCATAAATGCTGCGCTATGGGATCCTTGTAAAAATGATGACAGTTGGTGATCACCATCTTTACCAAACGCAAGTGAGTAATTTTTTATAAATCTTAACATAGGATTTATAGACCCGCCTCGAGTTGTCCAATCTTTTTGAAGATCGTCAGAGGAGAACTGCATATTTTTTAAATCTTTTTTTAGTTGTTCTTTTTGCTTGTCTGACCAAGTGTTTGTTTCTGAACCTGTAGCAGCTTTGTCTGCCCAAGTATTTATCATTGTTTGATCATCCCCACGCTTGTGGTTGCGTGTAAGCGCGGAAAGACTAGGTTTTTTTAAAGCACCTTTTACTGTCATATCTAAGTCATCTTCTTGTGATTCCTTACCAGAAGGAATAACAAAATTAGGATCTAATGCCGCAAGCCTTATTTTTTCTATAGTGTTTGTAAAAATATTGTTTGCTTTAATATTGACAGATTTTAATTCGGCTTTTTCTTCTGATTCATCGTCATCTTTGTTATTTTTTTTTGGTGGTCTTAACTTTGCATCTTCGTCTTTTTGTATAAGTATGTCTCTATATTCAAGCCGAAGCCATTCTTTTTGAAGATGTATAGCTTTTCTTATGTTTTCTTTATCTTCACTTGCATACAGGAAATTTATATTTTTATAAAGTTCTGGATCTAGTATTTCCATAGAGTTTGATACAGCTTTAGCTCTTCCGTAAAGTCTATTTTCGTGCTGTAAATGCAAAACCCCGTCTGGGTCGCTAGATTCATCTTGTTTAGTATTTATGTATGAAAATACGCTACGGTTTTGGCCATTCTTATCAGCTTTTTTTTCTTTAAGTGCCTGAAGATACATTTTAGTGGCAACCCCTAAATTAGCCCCAGGTTGCATTCCAAAACTTGTAGGTGCCATTAAAGCTTTAAAGCATGTTAAATATATATTTTGTTCATTTCCAGAAACATCTGTTGGGGGAACTGTGTCATTAAGTTCTTTTATTTTTTTCCACTCATTGTTATCTTTGTTTACAAAATTTAACATTCTTATGATATTAGAATCCGTCTGAGCCATATCATCGTCATACCACAATGCACCAGAGTCTTGTGTGGCGTTATGTTCTTTTATTAGTTTATTTTTTTCACCTGCGTCTTTGTATTCTTTCCATTCGCCATTAGGTAAAATTAAAAATCCTTTATTGTTATTTCCTGAGGTTTTACCTTGGCCTTCTGAAAATAACGCTTGTGCTACATGATCTGTTGCAAAAGTTAAACCTAACGCAACTAGTGCACGCATACGCTCATCTTCAATTACAGCTTGTTCTTTATCTCCGGCTGGTCCTTTCTTCCTGGCTTCTACTAACTTAGCTTCCGCAAGTCGTTCGATTACACCACGACCGCCAAATTCATGGTAAAGTGCCATTTTTTCAGAAGATGAGTGATCTTTACCTATTGTAGTGCCGTCAATTAAATCCCATACTTCTTGGTGCATAACAGCGTGCCACATGCGTGTAAAATTTGCATTGTCTGTAGGGCTGTATCCACCTTTATTACTAAAATCTTGATCCAGCATATGTAATTGTTCGTTGGTAAATTCTCCGTTTTTACCCGCAGGCTGTAGGGGCATCATTGTGTCATCAGGTTTAGTGTTTTTAGCTAACCCAACAAAAGATGCCGCTCCCTTTATCATTCCCCTTACTACCGAAGGAAACATATCCACAGTTTGGGCTACGGTTAGTTTACCACTTTCAGATTTAGTGTCAGACCCAAACCTATCTCCACCTGACATTTCTGGAAGTATTGATTTTCTTACTCTTTCGTGAATACCACTTAGTGAGGATTTAGTAACTTCCCATTTTGGGCTTAGTCTGGGTTTACCATTTTTGTCTAAAAGTGGTTTACCATCTTTATCTAGCAATGGCTTTTCTGAGCCTGCTTGTTTGTTTGCTATTTCTTGTCTCATTAAATCAAAGTATCTTGATTGTTGATACCTATCAGAAACTACAGGTGGCGCGTCCTTTAATATGTCGTGACTATCTAAATACAACAATGCATGAAGTTGAGTTTCATTAAGTCCGTGATCTATGCTGTTGATTTCATTAGCATGATCTTCAGACAGTCCTGTAGTTTTAAGGTTAACTTTAGCTTGTTTTTCTTTATCTACTCTGGAACCAAAAAAGTAATGGGTGTTATTTAAAATTGATAAAAGATGGTCTTTTTGCCCAATTCTAGAGCTTCTAAGTTTTGCGTATTCTCCGTTATCGTGACCTTTAGTTTTTAAAAAGTCTGTAATATTTTGATCATTGTCAGGTGGCGCAGCTTTTCCATAAGGAAGAAAATCAGTTTTTTTTCTGTCGTTATTAACTGAATCTGAACTATCTAATTGTGAATTCGCAAAATCTGCATGATTAGCGTTTTCTGGAGGAGTAATACCTTTAGTTGGAGTATTTGTTTCTAATTTTTTAAATTTTAATTTGTGGGAATACGCTAACTTTTTAAAAGCTATAACGCCGTCTATAAATTTGCCAAATTGTGCACTCATTACATCACCTTTTTATTTGCGTAATCGTCCGCCTAGGCGTGGAAATAAGGGTTTTCTTTGTTGAGTTGGCTGTTGGATCGGTTTAGGCGGATTTGCCTCAGGAATAGGCGTATTTGAGGCTTTAATCGTGTCTGTTATAGGGCTAGACTTCTTGATTTTAGGCATCTTGTTTACACCCTCTATACTTGGTGTAAATTTTGGAGAAGTCGTTGAACCTCTAAGGCCTGAAGATGGGGGGGCAATTGGCCTAATTGGCATGCGTTGTGGTTTAGGTGCAAAACTTGGATTTGGTTTAAGGGTGGGCGGGGCTGGCATTTTTGCATCTTGGGGTTTAACACCTAAAATGTCTTCCCCTCCACGCATTAAAGGGTATCCATCATTTAATTTTTGCGGTTCCCCTGGGTCATTCCATATGGGTTTAGGGCCTGCTGGTGGGGCTTTAGGTGTAAAGTTAACATCAGGTGCAGGTAAACCTAATGGGTTGTCTGGTCCTGGTATACCTGCTGGTGGGTATTGTTCTTCAACATCTAAGCTGCCTTCTGAGTCAGGAGGGCCTAAGACTCTATCCCTAGTAACCTTCATCGCCTGTGCTTGTTTTTGACCTTCTGGTGTGTTAAACCACTGCTCATCCGTCATTCCATATCTACCAGCGGGTCTAGGGGCCATCTGACCGGATGCTTGGAGTTCCGCAGTAGTTTGTTGTCCACCGGGTAGGCTAGATATTTTAGGCCTCTGTGCTGCGGCACCACCTAATGAGCCACCACCCATATCAACATTTCCGTTATATCCTGAATTTGGTTTGTTAACCGAATCGTCGTACAGTTTTTTAGCTCTTTCAGACTTCCATTGATACTCAGTTGGTGCAGGTGTAGCTTGTGCAACAGGTGGGGGTGTAGGTGCTGCAACAGGTGCAGGTAGTTTTTTTGGCCCAGCGTAGTTTACGCCGCCCTCATCTCTAGAAAATTTAGGTTCGCCGTTTTTAATTTCTAATTTCCGTCTTTCACCTGAGATATCTACTCTATTGGATGGATTAACTGTATTAACACCTTTAGGCTGGAACTGTTCCCCCCTAGCTCTTGCTTCAGCACCCTCTCGTTTAATATCTGCCATAACTTGATTGTGCTGTGCATGTTGAGCAGATTCAGACCTTGTGTCTCTGGTATTAACACCTGGAGTGCCAAGTTTATACCCATTAGCATCAAGCATACCTGCGCGAATCATTGCATTGCCAGTACCGGGCCCACCTCGTGCAATCTGCTCTTGATCAACAGCTATCTCAGTATCTTTTTGTAGCTTATTACCGTAGTTTACGCCTCCGTAAACTGTGTCTATGCTTTGTTGAGGTATAGGGTTATTTTTTAACCACGCAGCTTGAGCTTCTCTACCAGCGTGTGTGGTAGGATCGTTGTATATTTGCTGGCCTCTGTAGTTAGCGCCTTGTTGTCTTACATTTTGTAAGTGTTGTGCATTTGACGCAGCTTGACCGGGAACGCCTAAACCGTTTTCTCTTAGTGGCATTGTGTTTTCCTTAGTTGTTAGCAGGGGCCAGAAGATCCGTCTTTGCGCTTGCCCCAGTTAGGTAGATGTGTGTTTGTGCCTGAGGGTTCTGAACCTGCTTCGTATTTAATTTTTGGTACTTTAGATTTAGGCCCAAAAGCTCTTTGGTATTGATCCCTAGGTCTACCTTTGCCTGTCATTGCGGTATAGTCGTTCCAAGCTCTAGCTTGTGAGTTTTTATTTTTAGTCCTTCTTACTTGATCTTTAATAGTCTCACCCTTTTCAGGAATATCATCTTTTTTAGGCACTTTTGTGTCTTTTTTAGTTTGAAACTTTTTGTACTTGTCCTTCTTAGACTCTTCCATTGCAAAACTCCTAAGGTTGTAAATAGAACACGAAACATTAAAATTACACACAAGGGCAGGGGGCTTTATGCCCCCGCGCCTTGTGCCCCGTCCGGTGTAGGATTTTGAGTCGCTTCTGCACCTTGTTCAGGCACAGGCCCTGGTTGCCCTTGTGTTGGCACACCTGTTGGCTGACTTCCCATTGTGGACGGGTTTAGTGGCATATTTTGTGCTAATATCGCATGACCTGGTTGTGGTCGGCTCAAGCCTAGAATAGCCCTAAGTTCATCTTCATCGAGTGTTCCACCCATCTGGTAGAACGCCTGTGCTGCTTGTAGGGTTTCCCCTGCATTAGGCTTATCAATGTCGAATACCCAGCGTATCTGCGGTAGTCCGGGGAAGTTATATTTTTGAAGAACCGCAACAAGTTCTTCTGTAAGTGTGTCTTGTAGATTTAGCGCGTCATATCGCACCATCCTAGAGTGCGTATCGCCGATCTCCTGTGCCTCTCCTGAGGTCATTTCATTGTCATCCGCACCTTTTATAAACCTTCTAATCTGTTGATCAAAATAAGCCGTAATAAGGTCGTACAATAGCTGTGCGCCAGCGGGGGATGGGTCGATTCTTTCGATCCCAGGACCCGCAGTTGAGTTGTCACGGTATCTAGGGAATAGAATTGTGTTGTTTCGCATTTGCTCTTCGGCACACTGTTTAACTTCTGCTAGTGATTGTGGGTTACCCGCCTCAAAGTAATACACTGTGAGTCCGCCCGCGCCGATTCTTTCTAGGTAGTCCATTAAGAATGTGAGTACTTGTGAGCGAAGATACCACAACCAATAAATCTTACTGCGGATGCCTACGCCATGAATACCACCAGCTAATTCCCCCTCATAGAAATCTGCGTCTTCTGGTTCGTGTTTGTGGATTATTATTTGTTCGCGCTCATCAGGTGTGAAGAAGTGTGCTCTTCCACGGTCTGTAATAGCCCAACTACCGTCAAAAGTAGCGTGCACTAGGATTCCAGCTTGGCCTGAATACCGGAATACAAGTTTATCACCGTTGATAGGTTTAAAATCCTTAACCAACATACGGCGTTTCTTTGTGGTGAAATCCCACTCGTAATTAAGCTGAACGGCGTACCTGCCATAGAACATAGCTTCTAACAGGTGCATCATTAATTGCTGTAATCTTGGAGTTTGTTTGATTATGTCGGTTAGTTCTTTAGCTGCTTCTGTTTGTGCAGTATCTTCTGGGTTTTGTGGCTCTAAATGCCAACCTAGTTGCGAGGTAGGCATCTGTCTAGACCGTATACATTCCATAATCACAGGGTCACGCCGCATCGCAAGGGTGTTTTTAGCACTGTGTCTTAGTGCTTCGTCAAATGTGTAACGGTATGTGCGTGAGGCCCAATTTACGACCTGACTAAATGTCATGAAGTGTGGTAATGGTTGACCACCATCTCCAGGTACACGGCCTTCCTTCATCTCTGCCTGTGGGAAGTCGTAACCACGCTCTTGTGGTATTTGTGCAAATGGATCAGGTATTACATCATCATTAGCCATTATTTATTTTTCTCGCAACATTGCCTCTTGATGTAACTGGAACTGGCGTAATCGAAGAGACATTGTTAAATGGGTATCCCCATTTTGTTGTTGGTGCGGGTTTTCCCTTTTTAGGTTTAGCTTTACCTATGTAGTGTTTAGAATCTTTACCAACTCTGTGCTTTTCAAAATCTAAATCAAAACTTTTCTCGTCTTCGTAGTGAACAGGTTCACCTACAGTTGCGTACCCAACTAAATGTGCTTTACCTTTACCTGTTCTAATAATTCCCATTTGTCTACCAACATATGGGTGAAGAGATTTAGAGTTTCTAGTTTCAATAGTTTTCTCGCCGCTTAATATCTGATCAGTGAATGGCTGGCTTTTGTCGTTTACATTAATGCCGTGTGTAATAGCGATAGAGCCATCACTCCTTCGTACAAATTGTAAATTAGAATCCTGCATAATATGGACCCCCGCCGTTAAGCGGGGGCCTCTTGTGGGTGCACCCAGTCTAGGGGGAACTAGACTTCTGGATCTATCTAAGATAACATTAGTATTTTATTAGTCAAGATTAATTCTACTTCTATATACAATTTAGCTATACACATTGTAGCAATATAGATTATACTGTATAACCATTAAAATAAGGGGTTTTATGCAGTATTTATCTGTTTGTTCTGGAATTGAAGCAGCAACTTGTGCTTGGGAAAACCTAGGGTGGCAACCCGCAGGTTTTTCCGAAATAGAACCTTTTCCATGTGCGGTTTTAAAACACCACTACCCTAAAGTTAAAAACTACGGAGATATTAATGACCACAAGAAATGGAAACTACCACCAATCAACCTTTTGGTCGGAGGAACACCTTGCCAATCTTTCTCAATCGCAGGACTTAGAAAAGGACTCGAAGACCCTAGAGGTAACATCATGCTTACCTACCTTAGAATCCTTGAAAGTAGACGGCCTAAGTGGACTATCTGGGAAAATGTCCCCGGTGTGTTGTCATCTAACAGAGGAAGAGATTTTTCTACCTTCATCACAGCGTTGGGGAACATGGGGTATGGGTGGGCCTACCGTGTGTTGGACGCTCAGTGGTTCGGATTGGCCCAAAGACGCAAGCGTGTGTTTGTTGTCGGATGTCTTGGAGACAGAAAAAGTGCACAAAAGGTACTATTTGAGTCCGAAAGCGTGCGCAGGGATACTCCGCCGTGCAGAGACAAGAGGAAAGAAGTTACCGGAACTATTACAGGTGGCTTTGGAGAGCGTGGTATTGACCACATCCAAATAAGTGATGGTGCGTATAAGATTGAATACTGTGAACCAATTACAGGTGCACTAGCTGCTGCTGATGGGCCTAAGGGGGTTAGTGATCAGTACGCACATGAAGGTAAGCTAATTACAACCTACGACATGGCTAATCACCATAATCCTCAAGAAAGTTCTACTGCACATTTAACTACTCGTAACTGTGCTTTTGTTTGTGGTAACACGCCTTTAGCTGCTATATCTTTTGAACCCGGCATCGCAGTTAGAGAAGGTGATCCTAGCCGATTTATACCGGAGTTAACAGGTACACTAAGGGGGGTTATGGGAGATAACCGAACTGCGGTGGCACACATTGTGCATGGCACACAAGATCCATGTGTTTCGGATATTGCATTTGCCCAAGGTAGAAATAATGGCGGCGAAAATGTGCTAATTAGAAATACGGCTGTTAGAAGACTTACACCTCGTGAATGTGAAAGGTTACAAGGATTTCCTGATGACTACACATCTATTGCGTGGAAGAACAAACCTGCTGAACTATGTCCAGATGCACCCAGGTACAAAGCCCTAGGTAATTCTATGGCTGTGCCTGTGATGCGCTGGATTGGCGAACGCATAAATAAACTAAAGGACTAATATGGACGAACGCCTAAGAGAGGCCTTAGAACGCATTGAAATTGCGTTCAAGGCCTCTAAACCATACATACAACTACAAGACGCACTTGTACTGTATAAATTTATACTAGAGCTTCCCCCTTCTATATCTCAGTCTGAGAAACATACTGGACAAAACTAATCACATAGTGTAGGCTCACACATATATGCGTGTGAAGGTTTTGTGAAGAGGGTGTCATTTTTTTGTCCTGTAAATTTTAGGTACCCCCCCCGTGGGTGCCCCCCCCTAGCGCAAAAAACATTTTGAACGCAAAACGCCGTACTCGCATATTAGCTACCTGCAATGTCCACTATAGGTAATAGTGCACTAAGCGTGTCTCTAATAGGTGTGATGAAACCCCTATTTTTATAGGCTTTGGTGAACATGCGATGTTGTAATTACGCACACACTAGGTATAAATATATTGGGACTAGAAATATCCGTTATTCGCCGCTATTGTGCAGTAGAAGAAAGAGGCATGCACGAAACACCTATATTTATAGGGTTTGGTGCACATCGATGCAGGCAATAAAATATTTACGCACACTCTTTGTCTCTAATGTTGTGCATGTCACGAAACCCCTATAAACATAGGCTTTGGTGATAGCTAGCGGCATTAAGTATATAAGACATCTTAACTCTTTAATTCGCCCCGTTAGTTCCGGGAGCGTAGCGACCGGAACACCACCAACTACAGATGTGGTGCACGAAGTGCACTACAAGAAATGTGTGAGCGAAGCGAACACCATTAGACACTGATACACATTGCAGGCTATCGCGCAGCGATGCCTACATTAGTGTAAGACATGCAGGCAACACGCCTTTTCTCTCTCTCTATACTCAGTGTAAGAGTTGCAGGCAACCCACCCCCAAACACCTATAATCATAGGGTTTCGTGCAGGCTATCAACTACATTGTTTGTCTCTTATTACTTTCAAAAAATAAATGCAGGCTAACCAATTACGCACTATCCCACTCCCTTATTCCTAATCACATGCAGGCTAACCAAATATATTTCTAGTTGTGCCCTGGGGTTTTAGACCTAACCCAAACATGCCATTGAACTTGGGTGTGCGCAGGCTATAGTCTGTTGGTGCTGGTTTTTGCAGGCTACCCGGTGCTACCCACGGACCTACCTGTTGTTGTGCAGCTAGTGTGACTAGCGCCATGCCCATCGATACTGTGCGGTCATCGTGCAGGCCATTGGAGTGGTCGAACCTGTAAGACGCACCTGTAGTCTTGATAATCAGGCTAGCCATCTCATCAACAAGCGTCTCTTTTCTCTTACCAACTATGAGTGGTGCAGGGTCAGAATACCACGCTAATTGGTTGTTCACCAATAGGCTTCTAAGTAGTTCAGCCATCTCATAATTACTCTTACCTGAACGCCCATCAAACCTAGTGCAACGCAGTCGATGTTCATACTTTTGAACTGTAGCTTCCATCTGCCAAGGATCTATAATTATAGTGGGATTGTTGAAGTTACTAGCTACATTTTCTATCCATGCATCAACACTAGCAATAGGCACTGGGTTAGCTGGTGTACCCTGTATAATGTCCATACGGTCAAGCACATACACACCATCCAAATCACGGTGCATAACACACATGGAAGTCCTATCTCTTCTGGCTCCGTAATCAATTGCGGCAACATACTCCATGCCATGCAGACCGGAGGTGGTGTAAACAAGGTTTTTTGTTGCACCTAGTTGTGTACCCAGGTTGATTTCCTGTCTAGTTAAATAACCTGATTCTTCTGCTGGATCTATCCACACATTGTCTAGCACTCTACGCGCTACACCATTAGGTAGAAGTGCTCGATCACGCTGTATAGCTTCAGCATCCATCCAAGAGTCCAATTGTCCGGGTGCTTCGTAGACTGTCCAGCTATCATCAGTCTTTACCTGTTCTAGAATATCATGTTGCCAAGATCCTAATGTACCTGCGTTAGTAATAACAACAAACACAGACCCAGGGCGCTTCTGTCGCCCTGACCACAATGTATCCCACAGATCTCTTTTCTTCCAATGTGTCACTTCATCACAAACGACCAAATCCGCTCTAAGACCAAATGATGTTGCACTATCCGCTGTAAGAATTTTTAATACACCACCTGGGCCTTTTATTCTTTTAGCACCATACACAATGCGTTTAGCTAGCCAAGGATTCAGTCTAGCTTCAGCTGCCATAGACTCTACTAGTAGTGCTGCCTGATCGAAATCTGCCGCTGCCGCTACGATTTCGATAGGCTTCCTAGAGAATGCTAATACCCAATTACATATACGCGCTAGGCCTGTAGTCTTGTCGTGTCCGCGCGGAAGTGTTTCCCAAGTGTTTCTAGGCCCTTTAAACTCAGGGCGTAAACCACATAGAGCCTCAATAGGTGATAACATGTAATCAGTACGCTTCCACTGCCAAGGGCGTGCAACATGTGCAAACCTTTTAGGTTCTGGCCGTGAGTCTATGATTACACTTTCTAAATAGCCTTTTATACTGCGCGCGGAGGCTAATTCCGCAACAGTATATGCCTGCTGTAATTTTGTCTCAAGTTCTGCTCTAGTCATGCCTGCTGACATTGTGTGTTTCCTTGATACTTAGTATACTTGCAAACTGTGTTGACTATACCACAAAGTAAGGGGAATTACTATGTTGAAGAGAGGCTTATGTTTCAGGATCAATGTTTTGTTCACAGATAACACAGATTATCAATGTGACTGGCAGCTAAACCTAGGGAAGATGTATAAGTTTATAGGTAGTATGCTGAAGTTTAGAGATGATGTGGAATATTGGACTATTGAAGCTAACGATGGTACATTTGTAGCCACCCAGGACAACCCAGTTGAGTTAGAGGCTTATTGTGCTTCTATGTATAACCTGATGGGGTTTTGTTCTGCTAGTGCACAGGATGATGATTAGTGCACAGTATATAGCAAAGACAATTAAGGGAGAGATTCATGTGCCTGACGCTCGCGCTCTGGCACTGAATCTCCCTAAGATTAATTATACCTATCAGGTATTTTATGTGTCAAGTAAATAAAAAAACCCAACTACATTTAAGCAGTTGGGTATTGTTTTAATAATTGTTTATCTAGTACCACAACACCTATCCATTGCCCATTCATATTCTAGCTGTTCATATCGTTGAATGATAGGCTTTCCTGTCTTCCTATCATATTTATCCAGGGTAGGAACGCTATATCTATCTTGGGCATTAAACTCATCAGTTTCAATGTAGTAATAGGGGTTCTCATTAGTGCACAGTTTCTTTGAATAGTTATCAGTGCACTCATTAGCCTCTTCTATAGAAATCGTGCAAACCTTAGGCTTCCTAGGGGCTATATTAGCCCCTGTAGTTATGTAACCATTAGCAAGTAACGCAGGTATGATTTGATCGTTTCTAACGAATTGAATAGCCATGTTATGCGTCCTCCCCTGTTTGGTTGCACACAAAAGCGTCTATCTTGTGTTCTAAATTTCTAAGTTGGCTTAGGGTGTTGTTAAAATCCTTTAATTCATCGTATAAATCACACTTTTTAACACAATTTTTAACAGTTGATGATTTAGTTGAATCTATTGCTTTTTTACAGCGTCTTTTGTTTTCTTCAGTCACTATCAGCTTGGTTGTAATAGCGTTTCTGATTGCGTTAATTTCTGACATGTTAAATTCTAAACTTACTGTTGTCATCTCTTCACTCCCTCAAGTGGTTCAGGCAACTAAGTGTTACCTGTATACTGAGTATTGTAAGACACTGAGTTACAGAATCAAGCTTAGCAGAAAAAAATAAATAAAAAAAACACCCAGATTTTCATCTAGGTGTTCTGTTGTCGTCTTCGCTAACAAGATCCAACGAGCCAACATTAGTTATTCGCTAAATGTTGCAGATTATTTCTACAAATTTAGAAAAAGATGTCATCATTTGCATTTCCTAGCAAATTCTTCACAACCTGGGTTTGGGTTGGATTAAGTGAGATGTGATCAAGAACATTATTCTTATCATCTTTAAGAATTATGTTCACACCATCATTATTGAAGGATATATCTATGAAAGATGATTCATCATTCCATAAAGCCTTCACGGTAACAAAAGTGACCTGACCGGGCGAACAACTAACCATAAATCCCTATCCTTCCTGAGTTTGAGTAAATGTACTGGACTTTTGTATATTATCAGTAATTTGACCGGATTGCAAGGATAACTGGTCTAAAGGAATAGAAATTCCCCACATACTAGCTTGTTGAATAAGCTCTTGGTCACTCAGTGTCTGATAGGTGATTGTAGATTCAGATTTTTTGGGTGCTTCTAATCCTAGTATCTTAATCTGCCTGTCTATGATAGAAAGCGCGGAGTGTAATGACTCCCTATTGCCCTCTTTAGCTTCTTTATAGTACACCTTTAGCAATTCATCGAATCTAGCTAATGTAAGCGATAGGGCCTTTTCAGCTACTACACTGCCCTCCTTCATCAGGCTCTTGAACTCCCTTTCCACATACGAATAGGCAGCCTGCCTTGTCACACCCATTGCACGACCAATCTCCGCATATGTTAAGCCCTGTTTTCGCATGGCTATTGCTTCTAGTCTCCTTTCCTTCTTTATTATTTTGTGCTGTGACATCCTGTTCTTCTGTCCTGCATTGTTCTCGCCTGTGTTGTCCATTGACATAACCTTCTCCTAGTTGGGGCGGAAGTTTACCTTCTGTAACTTGTTCTGCTGTCCACATTGCTGCCATTACATTCCAACAGCACGCAGCTAGGTGGTCCTCATCACGATAGCCCATGCAATACTTAGTTATGTGGCGTATAGCACTGTTGATATAGCGTGCAACTGGTTGACCCTTCTCCCAGTTACGATCACCGTATTTAGCAGCACCTAACTCTGTGTGAATGGCAATCCTCTCCAGGGCAGAGAAGGGTAATAGGTCGTACCTACCCTTAGCCCACTGAGAGTCACGCACAGAACCACTTGGAAACACCTCACGCTCACCACTGTCTTTTATTTCGTATTTCATTATTTACTCCATGTGTCAGATACAACCCATTCAACTTCAGATTTAACAAACCCGTTAAGAACCTTATCCATGTTTTCGCACATTAGTTTTTCAATCACCTTACCGTGTGCTTCAGGTGCATCGTTGGGAACCTCTACAACTAATTCATCGTGCACAAACGCAACGACCGGATATAGCTGTGACACAGCATATAGTGCAAGTTTTGCACCATCAGAAGCCAAGCCTTGGAACTGTGTGTTGCAGCTTTCAGTGTACTCTGCTGCACCTCGCACACGGCCTGTAAGTGTAACCACAGTATTTCCAAATATTCTGCGTCTTAAACTAGGGCTTCCGCGCTGTGATCGTAGTGGCATTTCTAATGAACTATCTTTGTTTATCTTGGATAAGGCGTTCCAAACATGTCTTCTAAATGAACTGTTGTATGCTGTGCCTTTCTTAGATCGTAGATTGCCTGACACAACATCTTGTATGGGTGTGAATGCGTATACCCCAGCGGATCTCAGATTAAAAGCATCACAGACATCATCAGGCCCACATTGCAAGTTAAAACACAATGCACCTAATACATCGTTGAACAAGTACCTGGACAATTCTGGATACACTTCTGTGATTAGTTTGTTCTTCCATTCCTTAGCTTCGTCTAGTGTCATTTGCACACCATATGATGCTAATGCGTATTCCATTAAAGACTTAGCACCAAGACCACCGGGTACACCAAAGTTTACGGCCTTGGCAGATTGTCGAAACTTCTTATATTTCTCAGGATCTGTTTTCTTAAGACTCATGAACTCTTTAAATGGTATATTTGATAGGCTAGCTGCTGTGTAGGCATGTGGGTCAACACCTTCATGAAATGTATGTGCTAACTGACTAAAGCCATAACGACTTTTACAGATCGCGCCTAAACATCTAAGCTCTACTGCGTTGTAATCAGCAATAATGAACTTAGAACCTTGGCTAGGAACAAATAGTTTCCTGAACCATTGTGCTTTTGGCATCTGTTGCAAGTTAGGCTTGCTGCATGATGTTCTGCCTGTGCGAACTAAAGGTTGATAATTAGGATTAACTCTGTCTGTTTTAATTTGATCAACAAAGTTTAAAAGTTTGGCTTTAGTAGCCATGTCTTGCCATTTTTGAATAAACTCATGCTTATGCTCTGACCAATAGTCAGCACTAGTCGTTATCTCACCGGACTTATCTGTTTTAGGTATGCTCTTATCTTTTAGCTTTAGTTCTGCGGCAATGCTTAACAAATATACACGCAGTGCCTTTGAATCTATTGCAGGTACGCCTGTAGTTTCGTTGTACATCAACGCACCCTTATACTTCTTGCGTACATCTCGCTTAAACAGGGAAGGGTAGTTTGTATCCAGCCATTGCACTAGGTCATTAATCTGTAGCCTAATTTCTACGCCAATATTTTGTTGTGCTTTAGTGTCTACCTTTATGCCAACTCTACTACAATCTGTGAGTGCGATAGAACCTTTAACCTGGGTGTGATGTGTCAACGGCCCGTGTGCGTCTATTAAACAACTGTTGTGATTCGCAATGTGCACCGCAACTGGGTGAAGCTCATTGAATAGCTCCCTAGTTACCGCGCTATCCTTTAATGCGTACTCTAGGTATTCATCAGGGATTTCATGCATTGGCTGATGTAGGTGTTTGTACCATTCAGTTTGTAAAGACTTATCAAGTTTTATATTTAGGTAATGCTCACACAGGTCACTGAGGCTTTTAGGCCTCAGTGGACCGTCCTCTTCTCCATTAGCTAACCTAATAAGAAAGTCTAGAATCATGGTATCCCAAACACGATTCTGCTCAATCATCCGTTTCCAAATCTGCACTTCTTCAACATACTTCAACGCAGCAAATACAACATGGTAGTCAAACGCAGCATTATGTGCGACAATGTTACAGCCACTGTGATAGATCATCTCTACCCAAGCACCAACCATATCTGGAGATACAATGTAGCTACGCTGATTGTCGCTAAATGTAAGTACGATTAGTTCTGGAATTACTCCAGGTTCAATCATGGTAGTTTCAGTATCAAAACCAAAAGCACCATCACACTTAATTTGCTGGCCCATCCACAGATGTGTTTTTAATAGTATTCCCATCCACGAACTCCTCTCGTGCTAGTTTCTCTACAATACACTTCCATAACCACCACGGTAATACTGCTAACGGTTCCTTATTATCTGCTTGCACATGCAGCACATCATTCTTGCCTAGCCAGTCGTATAGTTGTTTAAATCCGGTAGAACGGCACTTGACCTCTCCGGTCCATTCGTGCACGCCTGCCTGTATTTTTAAATCACCTTTATAATTAGAATCCGCGCCACTCAGTGGTACACGGTGAGCAAACACACCGGGCATCTTCATATACCTGTGCACAAATTCTCGTTCACGCCTCATACCCTTATCACGGCTAAATTTTCCACTCATAGTTCGGATCTTCCTTTCCAATTTAGGCGAGTATCTTGCCAGTTAGCTCCTTCTAAAAATTCAAACGCCCAAGACGCTTGTGTAGGGGCTAAATTGTTTTTAACTTGGCCTAGGATCCTATCCCCTGTGTCTTCATCTTGCAGCATGTATAAGCACACTCGTGCAGCAGCTACAACTGCAATGCTTCCTGAGCCCTTATACATCTTGTTAACCTGAGCACTAGATTTATTTAGGTGGCGTATAAGCAACACAGCACAACCTGTGCGTTCTGCCATCTTAGATAGCGGTGTTAATACCTGCCTAATGTTCTGGTCTTTATAGCTGTCGATATCATCATCAAGGAACGCAAGGAATGGATCTAGCACAACTAACACAATTCCAAGCTGTTCAATAATGTGCTCCAACTGTGCTAACTTCTCTGGGAATGTAGGATGGAAATCCCAAAAGTAAACTTTATCTAAGTCAGCACCAGCGGCACGCATCCTAGGAACTGTGATTCGCCCTGGGTCATCCTCTGCTGATAAGAACAACACAGAACCGCACACAGGTTTTTCTGTCTC